GTGGAGGGTTCCAAAATACCCTAGAACTGTAGTGTATCCTTTCACTGCAACACCACAGTCTAAACAAGACTGGTCAAAGCTTGTTATTGGACTAATAACCACCACCCTATGTGCAGTAGGTGTAGGTCTTAGCCCCTCCAAGACTGACATAATGAAATGGATATCAGGTGCAAACCAAGGCGCTGCTCTCATCAAGAATGTTTCTCAGGCACAAGATTTCATAGTAAACCAGCTAGCAGGTCTAGAAACCGCAGCTGACGAAGAACTTGAGAAGAGATACAAAGATTTGTGTCTTGAGGCTGATAACATACTTGCAATTCCCCCAGGTGTTTTTACAACTCGGCTTGATCTTGTAGATAGATATGATTCTTGGACGAAAGCTTTTGACCGCTTCCTTCGTGACGCTCGATCATCTAAATCCAAGGTTGTTAACTGGTATGTTCGGACTCTCCAATCCAAACAGAGTAAGCTATCTGAACTCTGGGTATCTATAAATCAGTGTTATCACAGCTCTAAGAAACGGACACCTACGGTGCTTATTGAGTTAACAGGGCTACCTGGTATTGGAAAAACTACTGCAACTACGAAATTCATCATTCCTGCGCTTGCAAAGATGATGGGTGATGTTTCTCCAGAATGCTTTCATTGGCAGATTAACCATAACGGTCATGTCAATGTTTACAGTGGAGAAATATTTTCCACGTATGATGAGTTCAGAGCGCGAGGCTCAGCAGATCCTATGTTTCAGTACCTGAACCACATCTGCTCTGATCCATCTTTTCAAATTCCTTCAGCATTTGACAAAAGTAGGAACTATCTTTCTAGAGTCTTGTTTCTTACTAGCAACTCTGGAAAGACTGATCTGCAAGACGTTGTTACAGCTGAAGCTGAGAGGGCAATTAACTCTCGAATCAGAACATATCGCATGGAGCACATTGAAGCTGAGAACCTCATGAAAACTCTGAACACACGAGATGTGATATGCGATAGGTCTCCTGAGACGTTTAATTACTATCGTAGATCTACTGCTGTTGACGCTGCTGGCCACGTAGTTGATACTGAGGTTAAGATACCCTATAAGGATTTCCTCATTGATGTATACACTCTAATGTGGCAACAGCATAATAACCACCCTCCTCTAGCCGTTGATGATTCTGTGAGAGCTTTACTCACCAATTGGACTGGTGTGAAAGAACCAGTGTTCTCTGAGACTCATAGGGCAGGAAGAACTGTTCCTCTCCCTAATGATACAATCCCAGATCTCCAGCCTCAAGTTCGTGCAACTCCACTCACCTTTACCCCTACTGCTAGTCAGTCACAGGCTGGTGTTGAGCACTTCATTGTCAATATTAGGGGCCACTCAGGCAGAGGCAAAACATGCTTTATGAGTGCAATAGAGCATCTGTTCCCTCGTCTTGCACATACTAAGATCCACAAAGTTGATCTTAAAGATAGGAGCACATGGCGTCAAGCTTTTGCTTACTGGATAGATGATCAACTGATTGCGAACCAGGATGAATACCTCAATTTCTATAACCAACTATCACAACCTTCTGTTATATTTCTTACCTCAAACCTTATTGTAAGAGATAAACATCTCTCAGCACGAGAGAAAGTTGGATCATGGTGGTGTGGAACTCCTGCAGCGCGCGTTGTTGACCAAATAACAGTTGAAGGTGTTAAGCGGCGCCTTGGTCTTCGTGGTGTCATTCTCCTACATGACACTGACAGGGAAACTACATTCCCTTCAGTTGGGACATTCCTAGAAGCCGAAATTGAGCGACCTGGTTTCGTGAAGGTTGACGGGGAAGTGTTGTCAAAAGACAAATTTCTCATTAAACTTGGAGATGCCATCAAGCATTGGCGAGAACATGAGCTTCTATATATCTGGGGATCTGATGAAGGTGTTGATATGCCTACTGACCCTGATATTTGCATTTCTGCTAAGTCATGGGCTTCTCTAAAAGACATGCTGACTTCGGGCAAAACTATGTGGGACAATCTCACCCACACTAAAGGTAGGAAAGATACTGATTACCTTTTTGTCAAAGCCGAACTAGCTTCCAAACTAAAGCAGAAGAACGAAATAGTCGTTGACTTCTGGA